GTTGCTCTAGTAGTTGTAGATACACGAACCTGTGCCGCTTTATTCGCTCTTGCTTGTTCTTTCACTAACTCACTAGCAGTTTTCTCTTTTAATTCCAATAGTTTAGTGCGAGCGTCAACCAAGTCTTTCCTGTATTGCGTCATTGCTTTCATCTGTGCTTCGTATGACGCACCCTCTTGTTGCATTTTCAGCATACTGTCTTTTACTGCTTGCTCGTATATTCTATACTTTTGTTGAGATACGGCATTTGCCCAAGACTGCCCTGAAGATTGCAATCTAGGATCTCTACCACTACCAGTGATAACATATACGGTTTGACCACCTACTTGTTGAATAGCCATATAATCTCCTATTGACCAAGCATATCGAATGGAATACTTGTGTCGATACCTAATAATGCGTTAATCTCGTCCATATCTTGTATACCAAAGTAGTTAGCATACTCTTGCAAATCTGCCTGATTTGCTTTGATCTGTGCCATCTTCTCTAGTTCTTGCATTCTGTAGTTGATAAGTTTATCAGCCGCCATCTGACCTGTGTATGCTTCAGCACCACTGCTAAAGGGAGCAACTAACGCTTCGGCACGCTTACGCTTGTACTCTGCTTGTTGTGCTTCCAGTGCACGCAACTCTTGTTCTTGGCGTTGTCGCTTGGCTACATCCTGTTCCATTACTGCTTGTTGTACTTGTTGTTGCGTTCTTGCACCTTGCTCTTGACCTATCTGTTGCCCAAGTAATGCAAGACCTGATTGCGCCCCACCAAGACCCTGTGCATATTGTCTTGCCACAAGATCACTTTGCTTCATTGCTTGTTGTGCGCCTTGTTGCATTCTGTTCTCTAATAGAGAACGCTCTTTGTCTGTCAAACCAAGTGTGCCAAGTTCTTGTTGCCGTTGCAAGTCTTGGAGGCGTTTCTTCTGTTCTCTCTCAAACTTGCTAGGGATAATGTCAGGCAATGCACCAAGTGCTGTGCCACCTGCTGATATAAGTGCTAGTGTTAATGGATCCATAATTTTATTCTCCTATATGTGCTTATATGTAAAACAATTCAACTGTCATATTCTTTGCTTCCGTCCATCCCTCTTCGTTGTGTGGGTTGACGGTCATAGTGATACCATAGTATCCTGGCTGTAATGATATGCGATAAGTAACGTGACATACCCTACCACTCGCTTGTTCAGCACCTGCACCAGGGTCTTTCGTGTCTAACACACCACCTGATCCCTCGAACACATAAGTGTCTGTAGAATTTTCATACAAGGTTCTAGAGTTATCTGCTATATTTCTCACAGATAGAATCAGAGTATTGAACCACAGTCCATTGCCTTGACCTTGTGGTGGAAGAACTTCGTTGTTATTTACTTTGTAATTTACCATTACATTGATGATTGCTAGACAGGTTTTCTTTGCGTGAACTCGTACCCCACTGTTGCATATATCTTGCCATTGCACACCAGTAGTTTGCACATTGTTCTTTGCGGTGGAAGTTTGGTACTCTCTATTAGAGATATTGTTCAATGCGTGTTGCCCAACTATATCACAAGTAACAAACGAATAACTGCGCTCGATTGCATTGTATGATCCTTTGGCTATATCTGTTTTGTCCAAAGATAATACTGCAATATCTGCCTTTGCGATCTCTTGATTCACAAAGTTCTTCATCGATTCTTCATTGGATATGATCTCTACACTAGAGAGTGTATTGCCGTTCACATACGGAAATGGTTGTGTGTATGCCATTATCTCCTCCCTACTACTACATTCAAGTTCAATCGATCCACAGTAATTTCATTTGGTACGGCACAAACCTTTGCTTGCAATTGTACAGAAGTAACTGTAGTGCCTGCAGGTATCATCCAACACTGTGCACCTGCACAAGATCTCCACTGTATCGGAAGAGTGTTCAATGCAGGTTGTGCAGTTGGTACAGATCTCGCAACTATACTATATACACCAGGTGCAATGAAATAATTCGTTCCCCCACTTGTTGCGACTAGTACACGAAAAGCATAGTTTATATCGGCATTAGTTATACCACCACCATAGACTATCTCGCTAACAAGTGTGTCCCAACTAACACGCAAGACCTCGTTGTTTACGGCTAACTCTGTAAAAACAACAGAACCAAGAGTAAACCAAGTAGTAGTGTTTACTGTTTGTGGAACTTGTATTGAATTTCCATAAGTAGAATTTATCTTGGAGGCAACACTGCTATCAAAGTGTGATCGCAATGCCCAATCGTTCCCAGTATTGTATTCCTGTACATTCAAGGATCCTAGTTCTGTGTATGGCTGATTGAGTTGTGTAGCCGTTGGAACATCGCTAGGTTCGAAAGTTGTTTGATTTATCTTTCCCATATATCACCTTATCTGAAAGTATTTCTCGCCATTATCTGCACACCAAAGATCTCTAGTGCAGTAGTAGGATCGCCAGTGTATACACCAATAGGTCTGTTATCTGTCCAAGTCATCCAACGCACATCGATACGAATGGTTTGCGATCCAATAGGAACAGAGAATGGAATTACAACATTGGATAGTTGTGGATACACATTGCCTGATTCGGCAATGAGTACATCGTTTATAAATACACCCCATCTAGTCCACCAATCTTTTCCAACTTCTGAATACAGGTTTGGTGGTCCAGGATCATATTGAATTACATTTGTGCCGTGTCTGAAATCTACACACACTTGCCCACTCAACATCCCCTCTTCCATCAGGTCTTCCACAAACATTGCATTGAAATTTGGAAAGGTAAGTACATCATTCCATCCCTTGTTCCAATCACCTGTGATGAGATCAAAGGTGTATAGTGGATCACAAACATCAAGACCGTGTTCTAGAGAAGTGCGACTTACTTGGTAATAGGTTTGGGTGCTACCTTTCCATTTCCATTTGTTATAGTTCGGAGTGCTACTGTCAACATATTGTGGCAAAGCAAATTTGATTGGCTCTAGAGTTTGCACAGGTAGATTTGTGCTATCCAGTTTTCCATTCACTTCACCAACATATTGTGCAACATTTGTATTCAGTGTTTCAGGTATTACAATTGTATTTTGTATTTGTAGTTGACTAGGAAATGACTTCATTATCTACTTTGCCCCTTTACCATATTTATATTTTGATTCAACAATGGAGTTGTTTCGTTCTGTAGATTCAAGCGATATCCAATGAGTTGGAATGGCACAACATCCTTGCCTATCAGATAGAATCGAAACTGATTGCACAACTCTGTATTGACATCGTATCTCAATCGGATCTTGCGAACATCTTGTACTTTGCTACTATTTACTCTGAACGGTGCTTTGGTTATTGTACTGAATGACGGACCGACAGTAACAGGTGGTTCGTTGCTTGTGTACAATACTTTTGTTTCGGTCATTTTTTGTCCTGTGACTTTGTTCTCTACTAGAGAATAGTCGATGGCATAATACAACTCTAGTTCTGTATCGCCATAACATATCAAGTCCAGTTCTACACTATATACCCTATTTGTGCCTAGATCAAACTGCAACCAACTTGATTCCCAATAACTTCCCTCTCTCGCATTCTCTGCCGTAGTAAAGGTTATCTTGTTCTCGCCCACTACAGATACTGTACCTGTTTGGCTATGGTAGGTACTTGCACACCATATATGCAACGGACCCAAAAACAAAGAACTCGATCCCCCTGTGAGAGCATCGAAACCCACTGCACCAAAGCAGAAGCGTCCTGTCAGATCTGTTCCCATAGCAGTAAAGGTAAACTTGGCATTGAATTCTTTGTCCACTGCTTGACGGAAAGAGAACCAGTAATTTGGTGTGTTGGTATGCAACACAATACCACGATTAGGATAGTCACTAGAACCTGTGGGGAAATGCAACCAATACTCTTTCTCTACTGTAGAGTAACTTGCAATGCACTTGCGAAGTGCAGAAGCATTTAGTGTTTTCCACGCCTTGTTTACTTGATTGGAAATTTTATCTATAGATACTTGCGATCCACCATCAAGACCACCATTCACTGCCCAAATACCATCTGTGTTTGCAAACAACAAACCTAACTTTGGTACAAGTACAATGGAGTTTGTAGCAGTTGTACCCACATTGGATGATATCGTTCCCAGTGTATACGCACCATTGTTGTTACGGATAATGTTTACTGCATATTCCCTGAAGATGATTAGATTGTTGTAGTATGCACGGATCTCTGTTATATCGCCACCAATGGTATTACCTAGATCAAAGTAAGATATGGCAGAGAATTGTTCAGGAATACCTTGCTCACTGTATATTATCTTTTGTCCTTTGCCTAGCCATATACGACCATCCCAAGAATCTGCATACTTGTAGTCTGTTGCGATGACACTACTAGCAGTTACACTTGGTGCTTCATTCACCAAGTAAGTATCGCTATATACATCGATATAGAAGTTGCTAGCATTCTCTTTTATTTCTTTCAGGAAATAAAATTGTTGCGATAGAGAGTTGGTGTAGTTATCGCTACGGACATTCTTTGTCCTGTAGATTACTCGACTAGAACAGGACTCGTTGCACACAGGCAAGTTCAGTGTAATACCAAACTTTCTCTTTGGCGATCCTGAACCATTCACTTCCCACCCAATGCGTTCTACATTAGAGAACGGTGACAAAGCACCGTCTTCAGTTACATACGCCATCTTATAAAAGTAGTTGTTTGGAACTTCGTCTGTATCGCCAAGACCAATAATAGAATTCTTTGTAAAGGTTGGTGCGCCTGTGCCTACTGTAAGTTCATTCCCTTGTATATAGTCAGGATCGATACTGATTGCGTTTATGCTAGGTGTGGGAATGGTAAAGGAAAAGTCACGCCAATCTCCCTGACCACCAAACCAAATAGGTTTGTCTACACCATTGATTATCAGCAACTTGTTGCCGTATGGTATATACCTAGTTCCGATCTCATCGATCTTGGGAATATGTCGGTTGTTTTGCACAATGAAAATATCTTTGTCATAGTACACACCAAGATAAGTTGTGCCTTGTCCTTTGTTCCCCAGTATATAGTAGAGAGTGCCATTCTGTTCTATGAAGATATACACTTCGCCACTGTTCTTCTTCTTCCAAAAATAAAAAGAATCTGTCTTGCCCTTGAGCAAAGCAGAATAATCTATAGGAGAAGTAGGTATGTCTATTGTGCTAGGAAATTTCCAAAAAGGCTGAAACGATCTA